GCGGCGCGGGAGCTCGGGGTGCCAGACATGCAGCCGCTGGTTGCCCTGGAGCTGGACCTGCACAAAGCCGAGGCCGTGCAGGGTGATTTTGTCGGTCATTACGTCATCGATGATCATGTGGCCACCGCTGCGACAGAGAGGATGATGGCGCCCCAGATGCAGGCGCTTACGGCCATGCATTTCAGGATCATGGCGTCACCTGCCGGCTGACATTCCTGACATCCTCAGCGGTGACCGTGTACGGAACGATGTCCTTAACCGTAAAGAAATCCGGCTGGCAGTACTTCCGTGCCCATGCCTTAAGTGGCTCAAGGGCTGCCTCAAGATCAATCAGTGCGGACTTATCTATGGATGGATAATCGTCTACCCACTCGCCCGCATCGCCGGACGCCGCGTTATCCCACATGATTTCCGTGATCTGGTTCGCGTCAGGTAAGTAGCCCGCCGGGTCATCCTTGCATTCAGTGCCGCGAGAAATCGTGTCGCCTATGGCCAGCCCGTTACCAAGGCCGGGGCCAAAGCTTGTACCTTCACTGGCGCTGCCGTAGTTGTCGCGGATCAGATCGGCGAGGCTGTTGTAGTCCCACGATCCGTTCTTGCCACTGATAGACCACTTTTCATTGACTGGCTTTTCCATTGTCCAATACCTGTCCTTGCCGCTATAGCGGCTGAATTTTTAAGGGTGAGATTTTGCGTATGTCTAATGTGTTGATATCATTTTGAAATCGCGCCGTGCGGCGCAACGTTTAAGGCAGGGAGTTTTAAGTGAGTCTCTTAGAAAAAAGTTTGATCGTTTTACTGATATTTACGACTATACTCGCTTACTATTTTTTCTCTAAAAGCAGGCGTAGTGAAGATGCAAATGAGCTAAGTCCACTTGATAGTGGTTTGATCTCATGGTTCGCATTGCTCTTCGTGTTTGTTATTTTTTGTTTGTTTGTTTATTTTTCTGAGAATAAATACACTGTTCCAGAAAACATAGGGCAGATCGGAGACTTTATTGGCGGTTTAACAAATCCAGTATTGAGTTTTCTTGCATTGTTAGTGCTTCTCCGCACAACGTCGATACAAACCAGAGAGGCAAGGAAAACAACTGCTTTTTTGGAAAAGCAGCAGATTATTCTAGAGAAAGAAAAATTCGAAAGCACTTTTTTTCAGCTTTTGGCACAGTTGGAGTCTTATTGTGAGACTCATTTTAGGCCTTTGGTTGATGACGTCAGCGTTGCTCAAAAACTTTCGCGTGAGTTGCGCTCAAAGTCTGCAGAGTTGAACAAGCTTGAAGTGGATGAGCAAATCAGTAAGGTAAAACTTCATATTAAAGAGCTGACAGCTACTACAGAGTGCGCAATGCTCTTTCATAAGGCTATCAGAGTGATTAGGCTTGTTGATCGGTCTGATTTTACAATAGGATTCAAGAAAAGCTATGCGAATATAATTAGAGACACAATTTATCCTTCTGAATGTCTTATATTAGCCAGCATTTGTTATAGGTCCGAAACTCAGAGAGAACTTCTAAAGGAGTGGGGTATCGTCGATGTCAACAGGGAAACTTTCGCCTGTGCGGAAATTGAGCATTTTTACCTAGGAAAACCCTGATCTTAGGTCGATATCAGATTATGGCATTTACACCCATTGGAAAATCGCAATGGCCTGGTCAGCCGGTGCCGGAAAAGTTGAATCTATACAGAGCGGTCCGAACAGAAGTAATTCTTCGTCTCGGGCCAGCGCTTCGAGCAGGTGATCCTTGGGCCATTTTGTGGTGCACTCTGGCTGTCCTCGAGGCGAAACATCCCTTTGAGCTGGCGCTTGCTGAAGTCGTGTAGGGCGCCGCGCACTCTCAGGTGAGTTAGGAGGGTGCGACCGTCGGGGGCGAATGGATCAGCCAGTTTGTTTTCTGTGGGCATGGGGCGTCCTATGCCGGGGCATGCCCGGGCGGTAAGAATTTGTTTGGCGATGTCTTTACGGGATTAGAAGAAACACATACGATGCGCGCGATCCTGAACTCTCCCTCTGGACAGAGCAAAAGTCAGCCATCCGGGTCACATCCGCATGGCGGGCCGGCGACCGTATGCACTAGGTCGCCGACACGGGCCGAACGTGAGCAATCATTTTCGAACCCATACTCTGACTCGTCATATGGAGGTTCTTTATGCAAATAGAGATCGTTATCAGGCTAGACCTGACAGCGCTGATCATGCTGCTCAAAGCCGCATTCTTCGGACTGTAAGCGTCGCCCCGGGTAGAAGAGACTCTCCCGGGTTCTTTTTTAGTCAGAATGCCAATGCGGCGTTCGGCGAGACAGCTAGTGGCGGTCATGCTGCCGCTGTCGAATTCATCGAATAATCCATCCATGAAAGCTTGGTAGCCGACTTGCGCTTTGCGTCGCTTTGCGGAAGCTTGATCTTGGCCCTGATGACCACATCCCGGCACCGTCCGAGCCTCCGAATGCGCTCGGCGTAATCAGCCGCGTACTGGGGGGCATCGAACATACTGCTGAGCTGGGCGACCCGCTTGCCGTCCATGATCTTTACCACGCGATCTTCGACAGCCTGAAGCCACTGGCTCATCGACAGCTCAATCCGCTGACCCTTTTCGATCTTGAAGTCGCGAACCTTGCGCTTCGCCTCTTCTCTGGCGAAGTGTTCATTCATTCCGAATACGGCAAAAGTACTCATGTCATTGCTCCAGCTTGTTGAGTGCTGTTTTGAGCAGGTCCTGAACCTTGCTCGGTGGCGTGTCCGGGTTCATGGCGCGGCGAATGGCTTCGGCAGCCTGAGACATGAACAGCGACAGGTTCTCGATTTGTTCTTGCTGGTCATCGAGGGAGCTCTCGATCATCCGGATCTCATCGCGCAGCTCTTCACGCTCAGCGCTTGGATCAATGCTCTGCGCCGTCAGGCGGCGGGTCAGTTCGGCGGCGGCCGCCGGATCAAGCGCGGCGTAGTGCAGGCACTCTTCGTCGCTTAACGCATTTGCGGGAATGCTCATTGGCAATCTCCAGGCAGACGCCTGCCTCGTCGGCTGGCGTGATTCGTTGAAGTGGGCTATTGCTTGATTGCCCGGCATGACGCCGGTAAAGGAGCTGAAATGGAGCGTTTTACAAAAAGCCTGCGATCGTCTGTAGCTCATCAAGACTGGTATGTAGCGCTGGCGACAGCTCTAACGTTGCCTGACGTATGCGGTAGATTGATAAACCCCAAACTTGGCAGCGGAGCTAGATACGCGGCTTGGTTCGACGGGTGGATTGCTCCGGGATACGTCCATCAATTGCCAAACATGGGTTTCCACTGCTTTCTGACCGGTGATGATTGTTATGCGCTGCGCTGCAGTTATCTGCACGAAGGCGGCGCTGACATATCGCAGCAGAAAGCACGCAAAGCCTTGGATGACTTTCATTTCATCGTGCCGCCGGGAAACGGAAATACTGTTCACCGCAACAGGATCAACAACACTCTTCAGCTGCAGGTTGATAAATTTTGCATTGAGATAGCAGATGCGGTGGATAAATGGGCAGCTTCGGTGTCTGGCGATAAAGACATCCAAGAAAGGATGAAATCGCTTCTGATGATTCATAACCACGTACCTGGAATCCAGTACGGCTAATTACGCCTCAACACCAGTCGCGGCAAACACTTCAAGCTGCCGCGACCATTTTTCCTTGATGACCAATTCCGGTCGCGACATGCTGGCGAACTTGCCCGACTCATAGGCCGTCGCGCCGGCAAGGTTGATCAACAAGGTGGACACCGTCTCCTGCCATTCCTCGAAGTCGTGGCGCTCGCCTAGTACCTGAAGTGCATCAGCGAGCGCTTTCGACACAATCAGCGTGCGCTTCTCGGCGCCGATCCGGTCGAGCAAGGCTTTCTCCTTGGCTCGCTTGTCCCGCTGAATGTCCGCGTTGCTCTTGGCCATGGCCTACCTCTTCAATTCCGCTGGCCGGTAAGTCCAGCCAGGTCTGTCGTTTGCGTTGTTGTACGCGTGCCATCCTGCGCATCAGGCTGATGCCGGGAAGTCGAGCGAGTAGTCAGCGATCAACCGACGGCACAAGGTCTCGCTGATGCCGATGTGCCTGCTGGCCTTGTACCGGGTCATACCGGCGGCTTTGCATTCCACCAACTGAGCGGCGAGGGCGGCCTTTTCATCGTCTGTGATGACCCGGCCGCGTTTGGTTTTCGGCGCATCACCAACTCGGCGACCATATGGCGCCTTTGGTGTTTGCTCGACGCCTGGGCTGTCTTTGCCGATACCGGTCGGGATCAGCTGAGCCTGACCCCCAGATGCAAAGAAGGCAGCCTTCGCCGCCTCCAGTCCACTTTGCCGCTTGGCGGCTTCTTCGATTGCTGGGTCCATATCAGGCACCATTCAAATGGTGGAGGGGCGCGAAGGGGATGTCATCGTCGAAGCTGTCTGGCGGGGCAGCCTGCTGGCTCGGCGCTGGCCGGGCTGCCGCCTGCTGCCGGGACTGCTGAGGCCTGGCCTGCTGCTGCGGTTGATTGGCCGCCTGAGGCGGTGAGCCGACGAACTTAATCAGGATAATCTTGCCGGTCAGCTTGAAGCCCTCACCGCCGCCGGTCTTGGCGTAGGTTTCGATGTGGGCGTCGTCCATGGTGAAGTAGACCTGCTGCCCCTTGAGCAGGTAGGGCGCCATGGCTTCGGCCTGCTTGCCCCAGAGGGTGGCGTCCACCCATTGAGTCGGTCGCTTGCCGTCCTGCCCCTTGCGACCGTAGTCGCAGGCCAGCGCCAGATTGATAACGGCATCGCCACCCGGCGTGTAACGAAGTTCAGCGTCACGGCCAATGCGGCCGACGTCGGTAAGTGTTGGCATGGGATGTCCTTAAGCGGCGATGCCGAGCACGCGATTCATGCGCTCGTCGAGGATTTCGTAGAAGGTTTTGACGCGTTCGCTCATCTTGCGAATCATCACTTCGTCACGGTAGGCACGCTTCACGAACAGCTTCATGCCTGGCCAGTAGCTGACAAAGTCGATCCATTCGCGATCCGACACCCACAGGCCTCCCTGGCACTGCGCGACATGCTCCTTGGGGATCTCGCCGGACAGGATGACTTCCACCTGAAACTTCGGCAGCTTGGTTTTAATTTCGCACAGGCCGTCTTCGCCGATCAGCGAGTCTGGCGAGTAGCCAATCCCGTGATTCAGGATGATCCCGACCTGTTGAGTGGTGACGTCTACTTGCGACTGGTACAGGCCGCGAGCGATGCCCTCGTATTCATGGCCGCGCTCGGTGTGGCGGTTACCCTGGAACGGATCGGCCGCTTCGCCGGTGATGCGCTCACCGATCAGCGTGTTCATATAGGTGAATGCGCCAGCGCCGAAGCCTGCTTCGCCCTTACCGTTGACCAGCAGAGCGTCCAGCTCCGAGCAGGTCACGATGCCCAAGCGCAGATCCAGCCACTCTTGAGTCCCTTGCTCTACGTTACTGATTATTTTCATTGTCTTTGTCCTCGGCCGGTTTGCTGTTTTGGGTCGCTGATTTGGTGAGCATTGCGAGCACCTGGTCGAACAGAGATTTCTCAACCGATGCCGGGGTGCCGTGCATCTTCTTGAAAGCCTCTTTCGCTTTGTCGCTGCACTTCTCCAACAGGATGGCGAGTTGCGCGGCCTGCGCCGAAGTAACGCGCGGCGTAACCTGCGCGGCCGGGCCGTTGCCATCGTCGTCTTCGCCGGTGGTGGTGAAGTTCAGGAGCAGGCCTGCGGTGTAGCGCTTGCCGTAGCTGACGCTGGAGGCGACTGCCTGCACACCGTTTTTACTGCCCGACGCGTCGACAGGCAGGACAATCGATGTGACTTCCCGGTGACCAGCGCGATGACTCAGCACACCTTCGACTTCGATGCCTCGCTCGTTGCGAGGGGTGCGGAAGGTGATGGCGAATCCATACTTGGCCATCGCCGGCTTGATCATTTCGTTCACGTCTTCCCAAAGCGCATAGGTGCTCTGGACTCGGCCGTTCTTGTCCTTGATGCCGCCGCGCTCGCCGATAACCGGCATTTCTTCCTGCATGTGAGCCAGTGCATCGTCGTACTGCTGTTTCGCCTGCTGAGCCTGGAAGCGTTCGTGCATCAGCATCAGGCGTTCCATCTTGTCGATGTCAGCGTCGGGGCTCATGGCCACCTGCTGGATAATCGACATGATGGTCGCCGACTCGGTTTGGATGGCCGGCAAACGCTCGACCTGGTCTTTCACTGCAAGATTGCTCATGGCGACCTCAGTATTGAATTGAAATGGCGGGGATCTGGCGGCTGGCGATCAGCGTGATTGCCTGCTTCGCGCAATCTTCGGTCATGCCGCCTTTCACGAAGGCTTGAAGTGCCGCTAAGTTGATGGAGCGGCGGTGCTCTTTGTCCTGTTCGCGCAACCGCTCTTGGCGCAGGATTTCGTCAGCCGCTGCTTTCTGGCGAGCCGCTTCTTGCTGCTTGGCTTGCTCAACGGCCGCCTTCTGGCTTTCGATGGCTGCCAACCGGTCGCGCTCCGCTTTCTGCTCGGACTCGATCTGTTCGCGCTTGGCTTGTTCAGCCTTGCGTTCGGATTCAGCGGCTGCCAGCTTCAGATCGCTCTCGCGCTTGTCGGCGGCCGCCTTCTCATCACGGATGCGCTTTTCCGCTGCTTCACGCTCAAGTCGAGCTTTCTCTTCTGCTTCGCGAGTGGCGCGCTCGGCAGCCTCACGGGCGATTCGCTCTTCGTGGTCCTTCTTGTCGCGCTCTTCTTTCTCCTTGCGCAGTCGCGCCAGTTCCAGCTGCTCTGCTTCGTATTGCTGGCGGGCGGTGAGGGCAGCGCGTAGCAGCACCAGTGCCTTGTCCTTGGCGCGAGCGGCTTCCGGTTCGAACTCTTCCCAGTCATCACCCATGGCAACTGCTTCAAGCTGTGCGACGCGGTCGGCCAAGTCTTCGGCAGTGATGCCGTCCAGATTTACGGAGAGCAACCGGATGCGCTCGATCGCGTCGTTGTGCTTATCGACGCGGGCGTCCTCGGTGGCCTGCCACTCATTCAGCGGGCGGCGAACCTCTTCCTGCCATGAGTCCAAAGTGTCACGAACGCGCTTGCGCTCGGCGTCGATCTTCTTCGGCACTTCCTTCAGATCGGCGACCAGCTTCTTGCCGACGTCGTCCAGAGCAGTTTTTGACCGGGCAACCTTGTAGGCCATGGAGGCGATCGCATCACGACCTTTTCGGGTGCTGATGTCCGGCGTGAAGCCGTCGATCTCAGTGCGGATCTTCTGCAGCCAGGGCTCAAGGCCCTTTTCAGTGCTGTAGACAGCGAGGGCGGTTTCTTGCTGCGGCACTACGGCCAGTTCGGTGTTTGCGGACATGGGGAATCCTTGCCGCGATGCTCGCAGCGTTTGAAGGTGCTGGTTATTGAGTGACGCGATCAGCGAGAGCGCTGAGCAGCATCAGGAAGGTGTAGAAAGCGAGGACAGACAGCGAGCCGCGCCAGATCAGAACACGGCGCGCCCATTGTCGGGAGGTCACCGGAACACCCTGTAGGTGGTCGAGTGCGGTACCTCACAGGCTGCTAAAGAATGACGAGTGGCTGCATAGTCAACCATGACGATTAGAAGCCCGCTTGCGAGAATCCAGAACATGCGCTTCATGGCCGAGCCCTCACCGCAATGCGACCGGCCTTGATCGCTGCCACCAGTTGCGGGGGCAGGGCGGCAACAGGTAGCTCGCGGGGAATGCCTGCGCCGATCACAGCGAGGCTGCGTTCGATTTCGTCGAGCTGTTCATCAATCAGCGTTTTTACCGGTGGCGTACTCATGCAGCCTCCTTGCGCTGCCGACTGATCTTCAGCAAGCGGGCGCTGTAGTGATGGAATTCTTCGGCGGTGATTTCGCCGGCGGTGAAATGACGAACGATCAATCCCTCGGTGAGGGTGTCGTCCAGATCTCGGCTGCTGGGGTGCGTTAACTCTTCCAAGGCCTGATC